GCTACAGAAGTATCTAAATCAGATGAAGCAATTGTTGAAGCAGTTGCAGAAATCAAGAATACAATTACATCAGCCTTTAGCGATTTAGTTGAAACTGTAAAGTCTTTGCAGGCAGAAGTAGAAGTACTTAAGTCTAATAAGGTAGACACAGATGCAGTAAGAAGTTCATTAGAAGCAGTCGCCAAAGACATTGCTGCAACAAATGAACGCTTTAACGAGTTTGGAAAGAGAGTAGACGCAGTAGAAGCAGACACTGCTTTCCGAAAGTCTGGCGATCTAGGCGAGATCGTTCAGGAACAACCATCAGAGATGATGGAAAAATCCTTATGGGGCGGACGTTTCCTCAAAACAGCCGACTTATTTAGATAAGTAAAATACTTGGAGGTGACAATATGTCGGAAGAAATAAAGAAAAACCAACCAGGAGAATCAGGACAACTCGGTGGAACAACACCAGGTCTATATCAGTCACAGGGTGCATTTGCATCAGGTTCTGAAGCAGGTTCTAACGTTCCTGGTAATTACACTGATGGTGGCGTCCTTGGTAACATTCCAAACGCTAACCTAGGTCTTACAACAGGACCAAATGCAGTAAATCCTTCGGGTGAGGCTGGAAGCGGTATCCTACGCCCTGAACAGGCACAGCGTTTCATTGATTACGTTTGGGACGCTACAGTTCTCGCCCAAGATGGTCGCCGTGTCACAATGAGAGCAAACACCATGGAACTCGAAAAGATTAACGTGGGTGAACGAGTTATTCGTGCTGCTGCTCAAGGTGTCGGTGATTACACAAACACTGGTGCAACATTTAGCAAGGTAGAACTTACAACCAAGAAGATTCGTCTAGACTGGGAAGTATCTGCTGAAGCACTTGAAGATAATATTGAGGGGGCAGCGCTTGAAGATCATCTAGTTCGCTTGATGACAAATGCATTCGCTAATGATATCGAAGATCTCGCTATCAACGGTGACGGCGCAACAGGCAACTTCCTTTCAATTATGAAGGGCTTTATCAAGAAGCATCAAGATAATGGCGACTCACACGAGGCTGCTGTTACTGTTGCTGATAATGCCTGGACTCCAGAAGTTATGCAGGAATTAATTCTTGCATTGCCACGTAAGTATCGTGCTCTTAAGAACAATCTTAAGTTCTATGTTGGTACTGATACATTCGCTGGTATTGTTAAGAATAACGGTACACTCGCAGATGCTATTGCTGAAGCAATGGGTCCAAGAGTTGCTGGTACTGCATCAAACCGTCAAGCATACCTTGATGGAAATGGTCAGACATTCGGTGGAGCACGTACAACACGTGTTCTCGGAATTGACGTACAAGAAGTTCCTTACTATCCAGATGGATATGTCGATTTGACATTCCCTCAGAACCGTGTATGGGGCTTCCAGAGAGACATCGTTGTAAACCGTGAATACAAGGCAAAGAAGGATACAATTGAGTATACCGTCTTCGTTCGTTTTGGTATTCAATGGGAAGAAGAAGATGCAATCGTCTGGGCCGATGCTGCTGCAGATGCATAATCTGTAAACAGTACCTTTTGAGAGGGGGCAGGGGTTGATCTCCTCCCCCTCTTATCTTTAGTATTCTGTTATAATAGTCACAGGAGGTAAAATAATGGAAGAAAATAATTTAAATAATGAAAATAGTTCTCCAGTAGAAAATACTACTGTTGAACAATCCACTATTGATACACCAGTTGTAGCAGAACCAGTAGTTGAAACCAAAGTAGAAGAAATTGCTGCTGAAAATAATATTCAGGTATCAGTTTCTGAGGTATCAGAATCTTCTGATGTTATTACTACAAACTATTTCAGCAAGCCAGCAAATGATACAGAGCAGGCTGTTGGTTCTATCGTAAATGGTGTGATTGGGGTCACAGAAGTTCCCCGTCAAAATAGAGATGCAGAGACATCTGTTGAAAAGAAAGTTAACAAAACAGTTGCTCTTCATTCTACAAAGAATGTAAGTTTGCCTGGAGTTGGCAAGGTATATCGTGGATATAATATTGTCACACCACAGCAGGCTGAAAAGTGGTTAGAACGCAGTCACATTAGACTTGCTACACCAGAAGAAGTCGCCAAGGAGTTTGGTCGATAAATGGAAGTATTGAGAGTTCCACCTTATCCTCTAGTCACAACATGGGATTTGCCTATCGCAAATTACGAGTATATTGTGTATGTCGAGGATTTGGTGGATCACTCAGTCGAAGAATCAAATATTTTTTCTAATGCAAATGGTAAATTAATTTATGAGTTACCACTTGAAAAGGTACAGTTTGATCGTGACTTTTTAATTAGATTTTATGATACAGAGCACGAACATATTCTTTATGAAAGCAACTTATCAGTAATTAGACCATACATAAATCCTTTAGATATGGCAGATACAGCCACGGCAATTAATGAATATAAGATGTACGAACTTATAGCAAGATCTATAATTGATACATATGTTGGCGATGGTTTTTATAATCATAAGTTAGTTATAAATACAACTGGAAATGGTGCAGATTATTTCCCAATATGGCATGATTTTAATAGAGTTTTAAAAGTTTATGAAAATGATATCTTAGTATATGACATAGATAATCCAGAAGACTATGAATTTGAGTATAAGGTTTTATTAGATAATTCTGCGATTTATAAAGTTGAAACAGCAACTGTTGGCCAAGAGAGAAACAGAAGAGAAAATGATTTAACTAAGATATCTACAGCGCATGGAGATTTAGGTTATGTTGCTTATTCTCCAACAGATTTTCCAAGAGGCTTTGACTATACATTTATTTTAGATGTTGGATATCGTGCAGTTCCAGCAGATGTAGAAGTAGCAACAAAAATGCTTATTGAGGATATAAAGTGTGGAAAGTTAGATTATTACACCAGATATATTTCTGCATATAATACAGATCAGTTTAGAATACAGTTTGATAAGAGCATGATGGCTGGCACTGGTAATATGATTGTTGATAGAATTTTAGATAAGTACGTTAAGACAATAACTAAGCCAGGAGTTTTATAATGGTTATATGCGAAACTCCAGACTTCGCATTTCCTATGCAAGCAGACGTTTACCATCCAATAGTTGATCAGGGTGCCTATGGAAATGTTAAAAAAACTTGGATATTAGATCGTACAATTGCTTGCTCATTTGCTCCAGCAGGTAGTGCTTTTAAAGAAGAAGTAACACCAAACATTAATATTACGCAAGAAAAATTATTACTTGGAAGATGCAAAACAGATATTAGACTTTCTAGCAAAGAAGCAAAAAATTCAATAACAAATGTAATCATAACAAATATTCGTGATAAAAACTGTAATGAAATCTATCTAGAGACATCTGGGCCACGTTCTGGAAAGTCTACAATATTTGAAATAGCAGCACAAGATCCGTTTGCTGGCCCATTTGGAAATGTTGAATATTACAAGTTAGTTATTCGTAGATCTGAAAACCAGGCGGTAGATATATGATTACTACTAGGTTTGATAATAAATTATTTAAAAAGCAAATGAATAATCTAATAGATTACTCTGTAGGATTTTTAGACGGTATGCAGAATGGTAAAAGAAAGTTTTTGGTTAGTCTAGGCTCAGATGTGTCAGAGTTAGCGTCACAGTTTATAGACTCAAATGCAAGAGTAAATCCAGAAGCATTACACCACGTATATGAATGGTATCAAACTGGAAGTCCTAATGCTAGATTATTTGATATAGAATATGTTGCAAATAAAAATGGTATTTCTTTTATTTCTTCTTTTAAGCAATCATCTACTGTTAAGAGTGGATCTACAGAGCCATTTAGAGAAAAAGCATTTATTATGGAAAATGGAATAAGTGTTACAATTAAACCAAAGAATGGTGAAGTTTTAAGGTTTGAAGATAATGGTGATGTTGTATACACAAAGAAACAAGTAACCGTAGACAACCCTGGTGGAATAACTCAAAATCAGTTTAAAAATACATTTGAGTCTTTTTTTAAAAACTATTTTACACAAGCATTTTTAAAGAGTAGTGGTCTTAGAGAATATTTTGCTAGACCAAAAAGTTATAAAGCAAACCTATCTGCTGGCATAAA